AATACTGGCTATTGCTCAGCAGCTAAGGTATCTGGGCGTGGATCAGTCGCTATTGCGATAGGGCGTAATTCTAAATCTAAAGCGGATAATGGTGGTGCTATTGTATGCGTTTATATGGATTGCAATGGTAACCTGATGCATATCAAAGCGTCTAAAGTTGGCGAAAACGGAATTAAGGCAAACACATGGTACACCCTTGATGCTAATGGAGAGTTTATTGAGGTTGATAGCGATGAGTAGTAATCAAGCAGAACACGAATTAGCGGAATTACACGAAAAAGAACGGAGTTTAGAAAAGGCTTTGGAGCTTGTGCGTGAGAAAATCCGTGAGTTAATTAATTACACTAACAAAAATAAGGCCGCTAGATAGTGGCCTTTAAATTTACAAGGATGAGCAAAATGAAGTTAAGCAAGCAAGTTAAAGAAGTGATTTATTTTAAAATTGTGAATACTTTAAATATAAAAAAAGCAAGACAGTTTGCAGAAGAATTGCAAGTAGATATTGATAAGGAGCAAGATCAAAAATTTGTTAAATTCTATAAAGGGGTTTTAAAGCAAATGCAAGGACAGCGATTAACTTTTGCCTCACACGTAGGATGTAGATTACAAAATTACACATATAACCTCTTTGTTGATTCAGATTTTTACAAAAGCGAAAGATTCAAAGAGTTAGTGGGAAACACTCAAAAAGAAATCCATAAAATTGAAATTGATTTAAAACAACTTAAAGAAACAATTTTATCAGTCGATACTGATAAAACATTCTTAACAATGTTTCCTCAATGGGAGAAACAACTATTAGATAGCTTGCCAAAAAATAAAATGAAACTACCGGCAACCGTAACTGATGTTTCTTATTTAGACAAGTACAAAAAACAAGGAGAGTGACTATGTATTGGTTTAAAAATGCGATCATTTATCGCCTAACAAAGAATATTGACTTCGGTGGAATCGAATCAAAACTAAAAGAATGTGAATTTACTCCTTGTGGCTCAGCAGACGTTAGCCATTTCGGTTGGTCTGCTCCGCTCACTACCAGTGAAAACTTAGCTTACCAAGCCGACGGAAAAATCTTACTTATAGCTAAACGTGAAGAGAAAATTTTGCCCGTGGAAGTTGTGAATCGTGAACTCAATAAACGAATCACTGCGCTAGAAGAAAAAGAACAACGAAAATTAAAGAAAGCAGAGCGATTATCCCTAAAAGATGATGTGATAGCCACTCTACTTCCGCAAGCATTTTCTCGCATCAAAACGACCGCACTTTATATCGACACGTTGAAACAACTTATCTTTGTTGATGCAGCATTAAGTAAAACAGCTGAAGATGCACTCGCGCTTTTGCGTAAATCACTCGGTAGCTTGCCAGTAGTGCCGTTAGCGTTTAATCGTGCTCCATTCGAAGTGATGACAAAATGGGTTACAGATACCGCGCCAGATTGGCTCATCTTGCGCGAAGAAGTAGAGATTCGAGAAAAAGAAGATCTTGGAGTTATCCACTGTAAGCAAAAAGATATTGAAGACGAGGAAATTATCGAGCTTGCAAAAAATGGCTCAGTATCAAAACTCGCGCTTGAGTGGGAAGACAACCTTAAATTTGTCTTAGTTGAAAACGGTACGCTGAAACGCTTGAAGTTTGACGACAATATCACCGAGAAGAACGATGACATTCCAAAAGATGAAATTGGCAAACGCTTTTACGCTGATTTTATTTTAATGGCCAACGTGCTTTCAGGCTTATTGGATGAGCTATCAGTTGAATTTAATGGATTAAAGGTTGCACTATGAAAACAGCAGAAGAAATTTTAGAAGAGCGAACAAAAACGCATGGTGATTTTTCTGAGGGAGCGGAAGATTTTGCAATGCTAATGCGCCCAGTTGTCGAAAAATGGTTAGCTGGCACAATTAGCAATGTTAAATTTTATGGTTTAACAATGGCTAATGCAAAACAAGTGAGAATCTTGAATGGAGATTCAAGTCATGCCGATCATTATATTGATGCCGCAAATTATTTCACTCTTGCCGGTGGGCTTTACAAACCAAGTGAAGATTGGAAACAAGGCATCTTAAAAGGTGGAATTTTAAAGTGCGGAGGGGGTGAGAATGAATGAAATTAAAGTCAGCGTTCGCTATTCTCGATTGGCAGATATTTTCGTTTGCTATTTCTATGTAAGAATGAATAGCGACAATGAATCCGCAATAGAACTAGCAATCAATGATGTTAAAGAAAATTGGATATTATTTGGCGCTGAAATGAGAAATGACATTATCAATATCTCAGAATTAGCATTGCAAGATGTACCGAATACTGATGTTGTTGCTGAGTTTATCCAGTGGGCAAAACACTATTTTGATGCGCCGCAAGAAACAAGCACGCAAAGACCTTTGGTTGATGTTTTGCCAGTGGTTAATATGGCAAAGGTAAACCATAAAGCGGGTGATTGATATGATTGTTTGGGCTTTATTCGATAGTGGCAATGGTTGCTATACGCAAGGCGCAGAGCTATTTAATCAGTCAGTCAGTCAGTCAGTCAGTCAGTCAGTCAAAATATACCCTATCGGCATAGATATTGAGAGTAAAAATAATCATTTTATTAATCTCAATTTAGCTGATTATAGTCGTATGTTTGGCGATAACAAGCTATTCGATGAGCTTGATAAGCTTGTCAAAGATGGTAAATTTCCAAAGCCAGTATATCCTCAACCACATATCCTTAGCTGGAGTGGTGAAGAGGTAAAGGAATGGATTAAGCAAAATAAACGGAATGAAGAATAATTAATAACCGCTCTTTATGGGCGGTTTTTTATTTCCAACAATAAAAGAAGGGGTGCTAAATGAAATTTAACTTTAAAGCCATAGAAGAAGCTGTTTACTCAACTGATCCTTATTATGACCTAACCAATGGCGGTTACATCAAACCAAGCGAATTGCTGGATGATGCAGAGCAAATTAAACAAGTTGAACAAGCGATAAAAATCGTTTACGAATTTTTAGACCAAGCAGAGATCAATGGCGTGCTAGAAATTGGCTAACAACAATTAATCATTAGCAAACCGTCAGAAATGGCGGTTTTTTTATTGGAGTAAATATGGATATTAATATCTACGAAGATTTTTTATCAAAAGCCGAAATTGAGTTTTTGACTGGCAGAAAGCAGAAATCTCTTGTTATTGAACAGCTAAATGCGATGGGGATACCTTTTATGCAGAATGCCAACGGGTATCCTATTGTACGCAGAGATTATGACAAAGTAAAATCTCGAACTGCTAAAACTGAATCTCAAAATTATAAAAATAATGCTTGGAGACCATCTGTGCTACAGGCGTAGGAGGTATGTATGGCCAGACCGCGTAAGCGCGAAAACCAGGGGTTACCGCAAAACTTGTTATGTCGTAAACGCCAAAGAAAAAATGGGAAGATTGTAACCTATTACTATTATGTAATGATAGATAAAAAAGAAAAGGCCCTGGGAACGGATAAGCATCTAGCTGTATTAGAAACGGCTAAGCTCAATTGTGACAGGGTTTTAATGAAAAGTGAAGTTGCTACCTTCTTGACCGTTGCAATAAGATATGAAAATGAAGTATTGCCGATGAAGGCAGAAGGAACGCAGAGAACCAACAAAACAAACATTAAACGCTTGCTTGAATTTTTCGGCAATCCACCAGCCCCACTTGATGACATTGAGCCATACCATATAAAACAATATTTAGACTGGCGAAAACATCAAACTGCATCAGCAAATAATGAGGTTGCATTATTTCACCACATATGGATGAAAGCCCGTGAATGGGGATATACAAAATACTCCTGCCCGAGCGAAGGAATTCAGCGATACAAGGTTAAGTTCCGCGACATTTACGTGGAAGACAACATTTTTGAAATGTTAAGAGAATCAGCTGATCCGATATTAAGAGACTTGCTTGACGTGGCTTACCTTACAGGACAAAGACCAGTTGATATAGTTAATCTCCAGCCGAGTCAAATCATTGATGGAGTATGGCAAGTTAGACAGCAAAAAACAAAAAATAAAGTAAGTATCGCAATTGTGGGAAAATTAAAAGAGATCTTAGATAGACGAATGACGGAAAACAAACCTTATATATTCTGCAACAAGTACGGAAATAGGTTAAAGCCAATAATTCTGACTCACTGGTTTATCAAACTAAGAGCCAAAGCAGCTAAAAAACATCCTGAATTTTCAGATGAGCTTCTCGCTGTCCAGTTCAGAGATATCCGCGCAAAAGCTGGTACAGATAAATTTTTGTCTTCGGACACCGAATCGGCTCAAAAACAACTTGGCCATACAAACGCCCAGATGACAAGACGTTACATCAGGAGGAATAAAATAGTCCAGCCAACCAAGCTATAATTTCGGAACGCTTTATATAATTTCGGAACGATAGTTATTTAAACAATAATTAATTTATTGAAATCATTAATATTTATTGGTTGTCATGCGTCATCTAAATTTTTGTTATAAAAAACGACCGCACTTTGAAACTAATCTAAAGTGCGGTCCATTTTTTAGGTATTTTATTTCAATAATTCACGAAGGGCTGAACCGATTTCAGCAAGACTTCTCAC